CTAAAACATCAGACTGGCCCGCTATAATGTTGGCTGCTGTTGCGGTACCATTGTTCTGTGTACCCCCGCCCATATCATTTTTACGAGACAAATCAACCTTTGTACTATTTTTTTGTATTGAATCATTAACCATTTGAGTTATGAATTGAGACGGGCCAAGGTTCATAGCACCTGGCTGATAGGGAGAAATCAAACCGGATAGAGATTGCCCTTTATTATCAACCTGAACGAAACCTTGGTTTGCATAGGCACGAGAGATATCGTTTGGGTTGATAGTGTCCTTTTGAAAGAAAATATAGTTCTGCATCGACTTAAGCGCATTGTCGGCGCTCATCGAAAGGAACGTGTTCAAAAAGTTCTCATGCGATACAACATACTCACTGTCAGAATTCCCCCACCAGTACTCATCCCGCTTGTCATAGTTAAGAATAGTGTACGACTTCATATCGTGGTCATAATCATCAACCGACATTCTGATAATGGTTTTACCCACCATCTGCAGCCGGTAACGTTGTGTACCATCCTCGTTACCCTTGATAGGTAATGTTCCTTCAAAATAAGTGATCTCTGTACGCCACTCCCCCATGTCTTTTTCACTGAATTCACGGTGAGACTTTCCAGAAATACCCCTTTTAATCTCATAGATTACCTTGGCAACATTCTCACAGATGTATGTGTCGTCCTCAAGGAGTGGAATCAAATCCCCTATGTTTGCAGCTTTGTAGTGTCCTTGAAAATCGCTACTCTCTGGAGCTGGAATGTCTGGATTCTGGAAATAGTCAAGAATATCAACAGGCTCATTGCATGCGTTTTTTTGCTGAGTATAACTTCTCACACGTTCGTACATGCCGGTTTTTGGGTTGTACTCTGTGCGTACAGTAGCATTTTCAGAGGCTTTCCAGTAGGTGTATACTACAGACGTTCCGTACTTCGATGCGGTGTTAATGCACGGTTTAAGGCAGTTCATTTTAAACTGCGTATGCTGCATGTTCAGATTAAGAACAAGCTCGGCATCAGCAGCATTTTCGGGAGGTGTTGCGCCTGAAGATTCAACAGTGTAAATATCAGTAGTGCGGTAATTGGCAGAAGTAATAGCCCTGCGAAGTAGTGATCGCTCTTTAACGATAGGGAAAACTACCTGGCTTATCCACGAATTATTCAGTGTCGAAGCCGGGCGCAAATCATTAGATAAACCGAGATTCTTTTTTCGATCGGAAAGAAGCTTATAGCATTCTGATTTATAGTAACCGGCAACCCGGTCGGTTACATATCCAGATATCTTATCTTCGTGCTTATCGAAAGTTTGAATCAGATCTATCATTATTGTGCTCGTGTTGGCAGATAGTTTAACTGAATCAATTGAGTCCTCACCTTAACAAACCCGTCAGAAGTCCGGTTGCCAGTCAAACCTTTTATCCACGGCTGGATAAAATGGCCTTGAGTAACATTAGTGAACCTCGATGCAGTAACGGCATATCCGAGCACATTAAGCGTGTCCATTAAGCCAATTATAACAGCCGGTTCACCAGTGGACGAATCGGTATCAAACACAGTCTCATTAACCCATTTCCCAGCTGTATCAGCAGCAACAGTGCTAAACGTACCAACACGAATTAACGGGCTCCACGTGGTATCTGTTCTAACATTACTGTTCGGTACCTGCCAGCCAATGCGATACCCAAAATCAAATTTGATAGAATCAACATCGAATCCAGCGATAACTGTGTCGTCAGCCTGCACTACAATTGTGTTGTACGCTGAACTGGTAAGGTTTGCCACCCTGCCGTATTTGAGCGAATCAGCCCCAAACTCTCGAATCAGGGTTGTGTCGTTGTTGTATACGATTGGTGCAGCGTGAACAGTTGCAACACTCACAACGAGGGCTAATATTACAACCATAATCAGCAGATAAATCACGTCAATTTTGCGGTTCAACCTAAAATCGTTACCCTTCATCTTAACCCCCCAAATTCCCTTAATTGTATATCACGTTTCGGAACTATAAAATCTGAATTTTTTTTTCTATCCACTTTGAGATGCGCTGCTTTCGCAAGTATTCCCATAATGCCATACCTCGATTCATCTGCGCAGTCATCACCATCTTGCTTAACATATATTTCAGTGTTCAACTTATCGGTTTGCATCATCTCTATGCAAGTTTCAAATGCATCGTTCAGTCCTACAAAGTATCTAAATATCGTCCTGCCATTAACCTCAGAAAAAACGCTTTTCATAGCCGCACAACCATCTATTTTTCGCTTGTTAGCCGGTACGAACTCGGTATTGTTTGCCCCTACCCTTTTAAAAGCGTCGTAATACTCATCCATAATGCAGCGATAATCATACTCATTTAGCTTTCGTTTTTCATCTGCAGCATAGTCGTAATATACATTGGAAGGAAACATTCGCCATGTAAATCTGCATGATTCCAGTATTTCGCATATGTTGTCTGCATGTCCCCGATGCGTTCCACCATTCTGGCAATATGTTAATATACGATAAATTATACCTTCTGGCGATAGGT